TCAGGAGTATAGAACTTCTCTAGAATTTTATTCATGTTTTGAGGATTTTTCTTAATCTCAATAGCAGCCATTGTTGCTTTAGGATTACCTTGTGCAGCTTGTGCCATAAGACTTTCAAATAAAACATTCTCTGCTCTCTCTGCATTAATTCTTGAATTGATTTGAGATATGTTATCTAATCCATCCATGTTTTCTTGTAATGTTTGTTTGTCGATAATACCTTGTTGTTTTAGCTGTAGGCCTGTAATAATTTTCTGTGGTTCATCGAACCCGGCCATAACACCATAAATTCTTCTTGTCTTATACATTTCAGCAATATCAGAACCTGGTACATAAGTCTCTTTAAATGCAGTTCCATTTCTAAATCCTGCAAGAGGCTTACGCATTTTGGAATACATAATCTCATCCCACTCTAATCTCTTAGTGTCAATCTGCTCCAATGCATCTTTAAGTACAACTTGATATTCTCGTACATGTAATGATGCAGATTGGCCTAGTTCTTCTAGTCCTCTACCAGTAACGAATGCATTAGGACTTTGTCCATCATCTGATACTGGATATGCAGAACCTAGACGAAGATGTCTTTCTAGTCTATCTATCTGTTGGAACAGCTGATAGGGTAGATTGTTTGTTGGTTTAGATACCTGGCTTCCAGGTGTCAAGTAGTTAACTGACAATCGTCCTTTCTTATACTGTCCACTTTCTATCTCGCCAATGATGTTGGTTTCTGTAAACACAGCATCTTCCATTGCAATGACAGATAGAACATTTATCTTCGCCATATTAGCCATTAGTCCTATAACATGTTGGAATTGACCTTGCATTTGGTCAAAGCTAAATCTTTTTGCCACAACAAATCTTGGTCCGGATTTAAGTGGGTTAGGAATAAAGTCTAGAATAATTTGATTTTCCGGTAAGAAAATATAAGTACCTTCATCATCATAGTATTCTGCAACAACTTTACCTGTACCACTTTGGTTAGCCCATGTTTTGTCATAACTTGACATGTAAGCCATAGTGTTATATTCGGCATCAATCTCATCTAAAATAACATTCTTGTGCTTAGGATACATTTCAACTAAGGCCTTATGAGGTATGCGTTGTATAACAGCTAACTCTTTAGGTTGTTGTCCTTCTCCAAAATATCCTGGGTAACAAATGTAAGGGTCTTTGATTTCTGCATAAGGATAAGGAACACCATTAGCATCTTTTTTTTCTTTTAATACCCATACAGCAAATCCATAACCTGGTAACCATCTACCAACTTGTGGTAATTGTAAATCTAATTTCTGTGCTTCATCATAAGAATGCACAATGCGTTCAAGTTTTTCTGCACGCTTGGTAGCTCTCTCACTATCTTTGTCATTAAAGATATCTACTTTTAAGTCAGGCGCTCTACCTAGTTTTTGTGCAAATCGTTCCATAGCGGAGTACAGTAAGTTCGGTGCAGGTATTTGGTTATAGTCCATGTCTCGCATTTGTTTACCGAGCAACGCTTTAATACCATCAGCACCACCATTCATAATGGCTCTGATTTTATCTTTCTCACTGATAACATCTGCGTGTTGACTTCTCAACTCGTATATTCTGCTGTAAATTTCTTCTGCTGTTTTCATTATCTCCAATTATCCAAATCTATGTTACTACCTTCATAACCACTAAAAGATGGTTCATATTCAAGTCCCATTGTAGCAAGTCTTTCCTTCTGAAGTCTACGAATAGTTTTCATTGGGAACCAACTAGCCATTACTAAGTCAGACTTCTGTCCAACACTTCTGCTTTTATTTTGAGCAGAACTGAAATACACCAACTGACTTTTATATAAGTTTACCTTTTCTTGGGCTTCAAATCCAAGATATGGCAAAGAAATTAGTTGTTGTTCAAACAATGGCCTCATAGCTGTAACACCAAATATCGGGTCATGTTTGTTAGAGTAAGTCTGCGTACCTTCTAAAAATACACCATGCTTACCTGCAAAATCTCTAATAGATTGGTCTTGTCTAATTGCACGCTGAAAACCATTCTCTTCAATAACCCAGTGGGCTAGATTGTATTTCACAAACCATTCTTTCATTATCTTTAATGCTTGTGGAATACCACCACCTAGTGAGTTCTCCATATCAATCATATACAATTTGTTAGATGCCTGGTCATATCCCCATAAGAATGCAGCCTGGTATCCAACTGATGCCGGGTCAAGTCCTGCAATTAACCTAACTCCTGCAGGTACTTGCCCTATTTCTCTACTTTGGTCACGACATGCTTCTATCTCAACGCTGTCAAATAATGCCATCCCATCAGGCATTGCAACATTCAAATAGACCATCTCATAAATAGCTCTACCACCAGTAGTCTCTGCAGCAGACTTTCTACCCATTAACCATTTGTAAGTTCTTTTGTCTGCCCACAACATACAGTCTTGGTGAGCTTCATCATTCCAATCGGGTAAAGTACACCCTGTATCGTGTGCCTCTTCTACTATTGTATTCCAACTTTCATTGTCTAGTAGATGAGAATACAAATCGTCATAGTGTTGCCTGGAGCCAATAACAATTAAAGCTGTGTGTTCCTCTTTTCGAGAAGATAATGTTGTTGTCCACCAGGTTCTTGTGTTCTCTCTTGATGCAGGTTGCATTGTAGAAGAGTGGTCCTCTAAGTCATCGCCTATGATAATATCACAATCTCGTGAAAGAATTTTTCCACCCCGACCGATACCAACCATGGTAGGAGACTTAATACCGGTAACAGTACGAGTACCAACAGTAAACCCACTTTGCGACCACGCTTTTCCTGCTCTGCTAGTTGGTTTAAAACTTTTTCCAGGTGGGCAGAGTTCTTCGATAAGTTTTTCATTGTTCTCTAACTGGTCTATTACTGAAGCGACAGCATTCTTAGATATCTCTTCATTACCACCTACCCACAATATTCTAACATTAGGGTTCTTAATTATGAGCCATACAGCAAAATGAATTAGTAGGTCTGTCTTGCCATGTCGTGGAGGAGATAGTATCATCTGCTGATTTCCATGTTCTATAGCTTCAAGAATAGATTTAATCCATCTAATGTGAAACTCCGGAGTTTGGTAGGGTTCACCAGTCTCTGTTTGAAAATACCTATCTCTAAATAACTTAAAGTCAGCTAATGACTTCTCTGCCTTAGCAGGTAAAGTCCAGTTCTCTGCTTTTTCTTTAGTCTCCATATCTTCAATCCATGCAGCGTATGCATAGGATAAAGCAGCTTTTGTACAATCTAAGAGTGCAGCAGCATCTTGTTTTTTTAAATCACCTTTAAGTATTAATGGCCCTAACTCTTTTTCTACTAAGGCATCATATACAACACCTCTTCGTTTTTGTACATTAGGTTGTGCTACAGGTTTACCATCATGTTCGGGTTCATAGACTGCGCCTTGTTGTTGGGCGTAAAATTTTTTATTATGATAGGCCTTAGAACAAGTAGCAGAACAAAATTTTCTTTTAGGTGGTTTTAATACATTATGACAAGATTGTGCAAAGCATAATTTAACATTTGTCATTTATTGTATCCCTCGCACTCTTTGTTTAAACAAGTCATTTTAGACCTGTCTATATCGTAGTTTAAGTATAGGCCACACTTAGGGCATGCTACTTTCAATTAAACTTTTTTTCGTATGACCTTAGTTTTACCATTTTTGGTCCTGGCGTACTTATGTGTTTTAGTTTCCCTAATTAAAGTTCCGCTATAAGTTTTGTCGCCATACTTCCAAGTTACTCTTTTACCGGCCATGTTACTCCTACCACATTTTGCAAGACCAATATCTTGCACTTGTCTTATCCGATGCTGTATCACATTTGTGTCTAGCACGAAATGATTTTCTAGCAGCCGGGTTATCTTTTCTTATCTCCATGTTAGGGTCGCCGAACATTACTTTCTTAACTTTGTCGCCATCCTTAACATACACCTTAAACTTTTTACGACCATGTCCTGGTTCACCTTTTCCAATCCTGGAAGGTTTATTTAAAGATACAGATTTACCTTGATACTCAGCCATACTACTTCTTTTTCTTTTTACCTTTTTTCTTAGGTTTTTTCATCCCCTTAGGGTATCCGATACCTTTTGGCATATTAACTCCTTTTTGATAAGCATAACACAAAACCCCGCCGAAGCGAGGTTCTGTTCGTACAGTCTGTCCATTTACTGTAATGAAAAATATGAAAGTTCACAAAACTATCACATCTCTTTACACCAGTACACCACATACTTTTGTTACTTAAAGATGAAAAGTTTTCTTTCTTTTCATAAATAGAAGCTATCCTCATAGCTTCACCTGGATTTTCCAGGTATA